ACAAGAATATACTGCACCTGACCTTACATATATAGAACAAGAAATAGCAGTATTAAAAACAGAGATTGATAGTGTGTTAGATGAAGTAACAATTGTGGCTGACGTTGCTAAGGAATTAAAGAATGATTTAAAAACTGATGTTAGACGTATTGAAACAATTGTGGAAGATGTTGAACAAAGAGTAAAAGAGGATTCAAGAGAACAGGATAAAGAGTTAAAGGAACTAAAAGAGGAACTTGAACTTACTATCCAGAAAGCCCTGAATAACCCTTTAAATGCCCTTAATTAATCTAAAGGAGAAACGTATGTCATTAAAAAAACTAGAAGAAGAAGTCACTAAACTTCGCAAAGATAACAAGATACTAAAAGCAGAAAATAAAGAATTAACTACACATAATAAATTTCTATTAGGTAGATTAGAAACATGGGCAGAAAGAAATTTTGAAGAAAGACAAAAGTGGATGAACATGACTGTAGATGAAGTTATTGCATTTAACAAAAATAAACCTGACTACACAAAAGATAAAGAACTAGCTAAGACTTGGGAAGAACAAGAAGAACGTGTAGCACAAATGAAGGTAGCTAACGGATGAAGTTAGACCTGAAAACAGTATTACCTTATTTAGTATTACTAGTAACTATTGGTATGACTTGGGGTATGTTTTCAGCGAGACTCGATGCAGTCGAAACTAAAGTCGATGCAGTCACCCAAATGCAACAGGATATAGCAGTGATAAAAGAAAAGATTATGTGGATGGAAGCATACTTAATTAAAGGGAGTAACTAATGGCATATAAACCTTATGCAGATTTAACAGAACAGCAAAAACAATTGTTTACGAATGAAGATGCATATAAATCATTTATGGATGCAACACAACCTGCTGCACCTACATCACCAACAACAAGACAAGAACAAGTAACAGCTTTACAAACAGCAATACCTAAAACTAAAACAAATACCTCTGCTTTAACTCAGGCTACAACTGCTGCTCAAATGGTTCAGCCTACTTTGCCTAGTGGTACTGCTATTACTCCTCAGTTACAACAATTACAAACAGGAGAAATGCAAGCTACTCCCGGATTAACTACCCCTACTCCTACTGCTCAAGCAGCTACATCTACTGCTCCTACTATAACTGCTGCACCCTCTCCTACTGCTGCTCAAGTAGCACCTACAGATTTTTCCAAAACATATCAAACATATACAGCTACAACAGGTCAACCTGCAGCCCAAATGACTGCGGCTACAGGAAGTGTTACTCAACCTGCTATTGCTGCTACAATGAATATTGCTGATGTTCCTAAAGAAGCAACTGTCTTAGGTCAATTAGAAAATATATCAAATGAAGTAGTTCAAGCCCAACAGGCAGGACAGCCTTTACCTGTATTTGCAAGTGCTGCTCAAAGAGTCGCTGATGCGGCAATGGCAAAGAGAGGTTTAAGTTCTTCTAGTATTGCTGCTGAAGCTATTGCTAGAGGGGTATTAGATGCTTCTATTCCTATTGCTCAGCAAGATGCTCAGACTTATTCTCAAGTCGTATTTCAAAATTTAAATAATAGACAGCAAGCTGCTATCCTAAATGCTCAACAGTATTTCCAAATGGATATGGCTAACTTGTCTAATGAGCAACAAGCTAATCTTCAGAACACACAATACAGACAACAAAGTTTATTATCTGACCAAGCAGCACAAAATGCTGCCGCACAATTTAATGCAGAGAGTCAAGCACAAACAGACCAGTTCTTTGATAACTTACAGTCTCAGATTAAGCAGTATAATTCTAATGCTTATAATTCTATGGCTCAGTTTAATACATCAGAGCAAAATAGAATAGCAGGTATTAATGCACAGAATCAAGCTGAAGTGGATAGAGCCAACGCAGAAAGACAAACACAAATTAATCAATTTAACTCTACGCTACAGGATGCAAGAGATAAATTTAATGTAGAAAATCAACGTGTCATTGACCAATCAAATGTGACATGGAGAAGACAAATTAATACTGCAAATACAGCAGCTATCAATGCAGCTAACCAAGCTAATGCGGCAAACCTATTAGGAATATCTAACTATGCTATGTCAGCTTTATGGCAACAGTGGAGAGATGAAGCTTCTTGGGCTACTACCTCTGCAGAAAATGCTTTAAACAGACAACATAACTTAGCAGTCGCAGCTTTAGAAAGACAAGCAGCATTTGATTTAAATGATGATGCTCAGAAATCTAGATTATATGAATTAATGGGTGAGTTTGCTGTTTCTGTTATTGCAGGAAAAATGGTATAGGAGGAATTAATGCTAGATTTTTTAGGTAAGATAGGTTCAACAGTAGCTACTATTTTCGGGGGAGGTACTATAGGTGATATGGTAAAGACAGGAGCAACCACAATGCTTAAGAACAGAATGGCAGGCGGTGGTTCAGACCAACCAAGTCTTTTAACTAAACCTCAAACTTTGGGTACTAGTGAAATGTCAACATATGCTTTAGATGCACCTGAAGAAGTGGATACTCCTGAAGTAGCAGATTATGAAAATTTTTTAGCAGAGTGGACTGAGATTATGAAAAGATTTGCGAGGTATCAATAATGACTAAGTATAATCCATTTGATGCTCCTATTCCCGGACAGTCTTTAACAGATACTCCGGGTAATTATCCTTGGGAACATTCACCCAATATTAGTAAAGTCGAAGACGCTATGATGTATTTAATGGATAGATTTACAGAAGAAGAAAATGCAGAAAATTTAGCCAGTATGTTAAAGGCAGGTATACCTGTAGAAGCTATTGCTAGAGTTATTTTATTTGCAGGATTCACAGAAGGTAAATGGTCAGTAGATTTAGCTATATTAATTGGCGAACCTCTAATGAAATTAATCGCAGCAGTAGGTGCAAGATTAGGAATTAAAGAAATGTACATTTCAATGCAACGTAAAAAGAAAACTAATGTTGGCGATGAAATGATAGTCAGAAATGAAGTCAGTAAGTCTATGGAAAAAATAGAAGAAGAGTTATCAGAAAATAGTGAAGATGAGGAAGAAAAAGAGCCTATGCCTACAGGTTTAATGGCTAAAGAAGAAATAGAAGAGGAGACAGAATAATGGCTAATTTTTTAACTAGTTTCGCTACAGGGGGATTAAAAGCAGCAAGAGATACTATGTACAGAGTAGCTGAACAAAGAGGGGCTGTCTTAGATGATTTAAGACCTAAGATTGAAGAGAAGTTTAGTCTCTTAAATAATACTACTAAAAAGTATCAAGATATTTATAAAAAAGTTTCTAAATTTGATGGAGGTCAAACTGCATTTAATTATTTTTTTGATAGAGGCGATATAGATACATCCTTAGACGTAGACGAAGCTGCTAAATATATTATGGATAATGCTAATATGATACCTAAAAACTATTCTGCAGGTGATAATATATCAGGAGAGGAAAGAATAACTAAATTGTATCAAGCAGGAGTAGACACTATTAATAATTATATTGGTGATGTAGGTAGTAAACATAAATTAGGTGATAGTACAAAGAGTTTACTTTTAACTCAAAATAACCCAATGCTAGATTCATTTAGAACACAAATGGAAGTACCTACAAAAGTAGTTCCTTATGGTTCAGGTGTTATTTCTGGTACTGTTGCTGATAAGAAAAATGATTTAATCATGAATACTTCCAAGATAAATGCTTATGTTAGTACTGTTCTTCAAAGGCAACCTACGATGGAAGACTACACAAATCCTGACATAGCAGAGGCAGCAGGTGCTACTACATTAACACAAAGAGATATACCTTTGTTAAGAGATGCTATTGGTGAAAAAGATTATTTCAAAGAAGCTATTAACGATGGTGTGGCACAATTCATAGCTAATACTTTACCTCAGTATACAATGGAAGGCGAACAACAAGCTGATGCATTAGATAGAATATTCAACACAGTAAATAGTATTTATGATTATATAGATACAAAAGAAGTACAGGCTACAGGAGGAGAAGGTACTACCTTTAGAACTGCAGAAGGAGTGGCATGGGAAGATATTCCATTAAACTCTGAATTTACAATAGGCGATAAAACATACAGAAAAGTAGGAATAGAACCAAACGACTCAAGCATTGAAATTGTAGGGTAATATGGCTGAAAATAAATTATTCAATCAGTTATTTAAACCTGATGTAGAAGAAAGTGTAGAACCTACACAAGAAACTACTGAATCATCAGGAATATTTAATCAATTATTTAAACCAGATACTAATGTATCTTTTAGTTCTATTTTAAATAACAAAAATTCTATCAGTAATTTTACTGATACTTCTTTAGGTACAGTTAATACTCCTAAAGGAAAACTAAAAACATTTACATCAGAAATTGATGACGTTCTGTCATCCAATGCATTTACCGAAAATGCAATTTTAAAACCTAGTAGAAATATAAAGTACGCATATTTAGAAAGTGCTGCAGGGTTTTATAATCTCTTATCCAACATCCCCGGAGGCATTAATAGATTTAGTAATTTTATACAAGGAGAAACTTCTAAAACTCCTGAAGAACTATTATTGTCAGACAATGAATCGGATGAATTAAATCTCCTAGAAAAAACAGAAAAGTATTTAAAAACAATAGGTTTAAAAGTTGCTCCTAAAGGGGAAGCAGATGATGGTGTATTGGCTAAAATATATCAAGGTATTGGTGCTGCACCTATAACTGTAGGTGAATATATCCCTGCTATTAAAGGTGCGGGAATGGTAGCTAAAGCAATAACTAAAACTCCTGTAGGTAAATCTTTAAACAAAATAAATGAAAAATATTTAGGTCTTATAAATCCTGCGTCTATAGGTATGGCTGCTACGGATTTTGTAATGCAATCAGATAAAGGATTAGCTACTGCTACAACAGCAGGTGCTAAAGGATTTATATTAGGTAATGCCTTACGTGGAACAGAAGCATTGAATATGAAAACTAGAGCAACTACTTTAGGTTTTTTAGGTTTTGGTTCTACAGAAGGTAATTTTGAAGATAGGATTGCTGGAGGTGTAACTTTTGCATTTGTAGGTGCTGTTGGAAACATAAGGGGTAAAGGTAGCAGAGATATAGTTACTGATTTTAGAGACTCTTTAAAGTTTAGAAAGGGAGTATTAGAAGGTCAATCACTAAAAGAATATAATGAATTTGCAAAAGGATTTGATACTGAAATAAAAAATCAAGAAAGATTTCTTGTAGATTTATTAAAGAAAAAAGAATTTATTGATGTAGAAATAAACAATGCCCTAGAAGCTAGAAAGAAAGGTGAAAAGTCAATTGATGATAAAGCTATAGAAACTTTAAAAAAACAATCAGAAGATTTAGGTGTTGTTATATTAGCTAATAAAGATTTTTTTAAAACCCAACAATACCTAAATATAATTACCAAAGAAAAGAAAGATATCAGAAATTCTACAGAAGCTAGGTCTGATTTATATATTTTAGATGAGGCTAATAAAAAGAAAGCTAAGTATGAAGACTTAGACGGTAAAACTGTGGGTTATCACCTAGGTAGATTTGCTTTACCGGGTAAATTTTTAAATAAACATCCTGTTACAAAATGGATAGTAGATAGAACAGATACTTTTAGAATTAGAGTAGAAAATAAATTTGATACTATAATTAAAGGCTCTGCTTTTAAAGAGAAAGATTATAGCATCTTACCTATCAATAAAGATTTTAGTTTTGTTCCGGGAGTAAAGCTTTCTCAGAAAGTAAATTCTAAAGACTCATTTATAGAAGTGGCTAAAACTCTGACTAAAGATGAGAGGATTGGTGCTATGCAAAAAGCTGTAGAAATAGAACAAAGATACTTAGAAAATCCTAAAGATAAAATTTTTGATAAAGATACAGGTAATATAAAAGCAGAAGAGTTAAGTAATACTTTTGGAATGAACTCTGCACAGCAACTCTATTATACAGCTATACGAAACATGGTAGAAAGAGTTAGAAATGATATCAATGGTCAAATAAAAGCAACAGGATTAAATAGTCCTCTAATAGGAAGAATACCTAACTATATCCCTCACGTTTGGTTTGGAGACTATAGAGTATTTGCTAATAAAACTGTAGATGGAAAGAAGCAGTTAATGAATGTTTATGGTGCTGAGAGTCTAGCTAAAGCAGAAAGCCTAGTAAAAGAATTAAAGAAAGCAGATAAAGATATTGAATACGATATATCTACTAAAAAGGAGTATGCCCAAGACCCTTCTTCTGTTTTTTCTGAGGCAATGATGTATTTAAAAAATGACGGAGAAGCAACAAAAGCTATTAACTCTGCATACTTAAACTGGATAAGAAAAAATGCTCCTCAGTATGTAATGAAAAGAAGAAAGGATAAATACATAAAAGGTTTTGCAGGTACAGAACCTTTATATAGTAAAGAAAAGAATCTAGATAACTTTGAAAAAGGTATTTTACAATTTGTTGAAGGAGGTATTTATGCTTCCGAAAAAATGAAATTAAATAGAGATGTTACTTCATTCTTAGAATTAGATGGTGTAGCTAGAAACTTATATCCTAACGCTTATAAAGTGGCTAAAGGGTATTTAGATAATGCTTTCTCCAGAGAAAAAAGTGCAGTATCTAAAACAATAGATAATCTAGCAGAAAGATATTTAAAGTCTTCTGGTGGAGATGCTTTTATAGGTGGTCTAAATAGAGTAACCTTAACAACAAAGCTTTTGGCATATAACATAAGATTTATAGCAGCCCAATTAGTTCAGCCATATCAGATGATTGTCCCTCAGTTACATCGATTAAATTCACTAGGCGGTAAAGGAGACCCTATAGGTGCAGTGTTTTATGGATTTAAAGAAATGTTTAATCCTAGCAAAGAAGGTAAAGAATTTTTTAAATATTTAGCAGAACAAAGAACAGTAGAAGCTAAGTTCCTAGATGAATTTAGAAATGAAGATATGGTAGTTCAAGCTAGAATACCTACTAAAACTGAAGTAAATAAAAAGGGCGATTTAAAATTATTAAGTCGTTCAAAACTTTGGGAATATGCGACAGGTAAAACTCTATCAGCTAAAGTAGAAATGTTTTCTAGAGCAATGTCTGCATTGATGTTTAGAAAATATTTTATTGATTCTGGTTTATCTGTAAAAGATGCTAATAGAAATGCTTCTTATATGGCTAATAAATATATGGTGGAATATAATAGATTTGAAAGACCTAAAATTTATGGTGAGAGTGGTGCTTTAGGTTATATAGGAAAGTCTGCAGGACTATTCAAAACATTCCAACATAATTTTTTAGCACAGATGGTAGAACATATTCAAACAGCTAAAAAGACGGGAGATGTTAGAGGATTATCTGCTTTTACAGCTAGTATGATTTTTTATGCAGGTAGTTTAGGAGTAGTGGGTATAGGTGCTGCTGATTATTTAATTACCAAAATAAATCAATATGCAGGAACAGATTTCAGGACACCTACTATGTTCTTAATGGATGCGGGATTACCTGACTGGGCATTATTTGGTGTTCCTTCTGTAGCTACAGATACTAATATTACATCTACTGTTGCAGCACCAGACTTATCTGCAGACCAATTATTCAGTTTCCCTTCTTTAGAATATGTAGGAAAAATAGTGACAGAATTAACTATGAGAGAAGGTAAAATACATTTAGGTATAGGTTCGCCTAAAGATAGTCTTAAAGTTTTAAAGGCTGCAGCCCCAAGTTCTTTACATGGTCTAATAGAATTATTTTATAATAACTTAGCAAACAATAGAAATATATTTACTTTTAAAGATATGTTTGAAGAGGGTAAGGAGACAACTTTAGTTATTGATATGAATAATAAAGATAGAGGTAAATATGAAAGAGATTTAGATGATTGGGTAAAGAGATTACTCATAACTACAACGACTGTACAAGAAGCTAAGTACCTAAAAAGTATCTATGTACTAACAAAAATGAAAAGTAATTCTAATGCTACCATAGATAACTTTGTTACTTTTGCAGCACATACTTATATGTCACGAGGATTTGTACCTCATGTTTATAGAGATTATATGCTATCTAAAGGTTTTACTGAAAGACAACTGATAGAGAGGATAAAAAACAGAATAAAACTAATGAACACTTCTATGTTAGATAGAATGAGAAAAGGTGATTTGACACCTAGAAATATGGATTATTATATGTTTTTGAATCAAGTAAACGAATGAAATATGTTCTCATACTAATAATATTTTTTGCAGGTGAGAATAATCCTACATTATATAAGTATACTTATTTAGATTTTATAGACGAGAATACTTGTCTACTTTTCAAAGAAAAACAAGGGAGACTACTAGAAGAAACAATAGCACAACAATTTAAAAATAGAGATATTAAATATCAAGAAATGGTGTGCTGGAGTCAGGAAGAGTGGTTAGATTATTATAAAGCATTAAACGGTATAGGAGCATAAAATGTTAAGTAAATTATTAGGCGGAAGTCTAGTGGATACTGTTGGTAAGGTCATTGACAGTGTTCATACTTCAGAGGAAGAAAAAGGTCAAATTAAAATTAAGTTACAAGAACTAGAGAATGAACTTAATAAAAAACAAATGGATATCAATCTTGCTGATGCCCAATCAACAGCAACAGGTATTGGTGGAATTATGCAACGGTCGTGGAGACCCCTCATAGGAATGAGTTGTGCTTTAGCAATAGCATGGGAGTATGTATTAAAACAATTTATTATGTTTATTCTTGCTGCTTTTAGCATAGAGCATCAACCTTTACCAGAGTTAGATATGTCTACTTTATTCCCTTTAGTCACTGCACTTTTGGGTATGGCGGGCTTACGTAGCTTTGAGAAATCTAAGAAAATTACTAAATAGTTTAGGAGGATTAATGTCAGATATAATTAAAGATGCATTAAAAGAAAGAATTAAAAATCATGAAGGATATAGGCTAGATACCTATATTGATACTTTAGGATTTAAAACTGGAGGGTATGGTCATAAGATGTTACCCGGAGAGGAAGCACCTAAAGATAAAGAAGGATGGGATAAAATCTTTGAAGAAGATTTTGATAAGGCATGGAACTTAATGGAAAAGTTCTGTGTAGAAAATGATTTAGATTTACCTGCTAAAGCTAAAGGTATTATCTGTGAGATGATTTTTCAGATGGGATTTGCAGGAGTATCTAAATTTAAGAATATGATTAAGTATTTAAAAGAAGGCAATTACCCTGATGCAGCGAATGAGATGTTGCGTTCTAGATGGTATCGTCAAACACCCAACAGGGCAAGAGCCTTAAGTATGGAGATGCGAGATATTTAATTCATATTGATAGTGTTTTGAATCCTGTCATATAAATCCTCATAAGTAGATATAGTATCGTAAATAATAGAAGATAATAATACGGAGTTTTCATAAGTAGGGAATTTCTTTTTGAATGTTTCTATTAATAAAGCAGGTTTAATATAATCTAAGTCTAATTTAATCTCTCCTGATTTATCTAGGTTAACGTAAATAGTAGCTAAGTTACTACTTACTTTGTTTTTTCGAGATGAACTCCGCATTAACCTTTTCATCTAGTTCCCTCAATTGACCTAGTATTTCTATTAACTTTATAACCTCACCATAAGGTCTAGTGAATAAGTATCTCAGTAATAACTGAACTTGTTCACCATTTATTATATAATTGTTAGTTGACATAGTACCTCCTAGTTTTTGATAATGTCACCTTCACCTATCTCTCTTTCAAACTCAATTAGGTAGTCCATATACCACTTTGCTTTCTGCAAGTCTTCAAAACCATTCTTTTCTCTGTGACGAGATAAATATTTCCAAATCTGACCTTTTAAATATCCACGAAATTCATCAGTAGATAACTGAGAACGTATCGCTTCAATAGTTTCTATGGTCTTAGACTTATAATAATTTGGATTTATTTTATCCATTTTTTATGTTCTCCAACACAAACAATTCTTTTAACGGGACTAGAACAAATTTAGATTTTTTATGGTCACCACCAAATACATTTTTATTTTTATACTTCTTTACCAGTTTCTTAACAGTGCTTACTTTAAAAACTAAAGTACAGTATTCATCATCACCATCTGTTAAGACGTGCATCCAATAATCAGCTTTGGTAACTGATATCCCACTTGGCTTATCATAACATTGAACTTCAATAGCAATGTTCCCTGTCTTCTGCCACCAATCTCTCTCTGACTTTATCTCAAATTTTTTCTTAAAAAACATATCGTGAATTTTCTTTTCACGCATCTTCCCATATTGTAAATCTAAATCAAACTTCTTTCTGATATTATTATCATCAGAGTTATTGAAATTATCTTTACTCATTAGTTTAATTTACCACTATTATTTTTAAATTTAATATATTCTAGGATATCAATAATATTAGTATCATCATGTTTACCATTACCTTTAAGGACAGGTTTATTACTTTCTAACATTTCTTCTTCTTCTATAGCTTCTATCCCTAAATCATAAACATACTGAGGGTCAGTCAGAGCCATTCTCATCATGCCCATTGCAATAACTTCACAAGTTTTTTCATCATCAGAAGGATTTTTATTCTTCTTAATGCTACACATAAAAGCACCTTCCTTTGTAGGAACAGGTGTTACGTATACTGTTGGACCACGTGATGCTAAATCTTTACTTTTAGTTGTCATTACTATTTCCCTCCTTGGGATTTACTATTTTAGTATACCAAAACCAACGAGGTGATTTTGCTTTAGATTGTTGCTGAGGTAAATACTGTAATTCTTCTCCCCAACAAGCTTTCTTATAGGAACAGAAAGAACAAATAGTATTCAATACCCTATTCCCTGTGCTTACTTTGTTAAATGTTTCAGGTATATCCTCAAAACATCTTTCAAAGGGTTTGTCATTAACTAATGCATCAATGTTATTCTCAGCAGTCTTTAATGCTTTAACTTTATAATCATCTGTATAAGTAGGTGTTTCTACGATTTGCCATTCCCCGGTAGATTTATTTATCACAATCCAACCACCGAATGGTTTTCCAGAAGAATCAGAGTATAATGAACCTTGAACTACATATCCAAAGCTATCGTCTTCTTCTACATTTTTAAATCCTTTTGCAAACTTATTATCGTAGGCATAAGGAGAGGCACTTTTAATATCAAAGATTTTACCATCAATCTCTACGTCATAAGTACCTTTAATTTTAACACCTGCAATTTCATTATGAACTTCTTGTTGTTCTGATTGAATTTTAATACCTGCCGCTTTCATGATAGCAATGGCAGAAGCTTCAATTAAATCTCCAAATAAAACTCGCATTTTAAAATTGTAAGGGGGTTCTTCAGAAGAAGAATTCTGTTTTTCCATTTGTAATTGGCAAAGAGGTTTGCCAATACCAGACATTCGGATAGAAAAATTAGGGTCTCTTTGTTCTGTAAATTGCTTTCTAAAAGCTTGCTTACAGGCTTCCCCAAACTCTTCAATGATATCTTCTGAGATGTCAACCCGCTCCTTTCCAGAGCGGGATAACAGTTCTTGTATTTTTATTAAAAGTAAATGCACTATGCTAGTTGTTCAATAACTTTAGCAGTGTCGCCATCAGAAGCTTCTTGAGCAGTGGCTTTATCATGCATCGTACTGACACTTTTATTTTCAGAGTTAATTAATGTTAAGAAACTTTCTAAAGTTTTCTCATCATCAGATGTAAAGTTTAACTCTTTGTCTTTGTTAATTTTATAAGTAGAAACAAAGAACCTTACAGCACCTGCTTTTCTTTTCTCTGTACCTAATGTTAAAGTATATTTAAACATTGGTTTACCAAGATTAGTTAAGCCAGTAAATGCTTCATTAACTATGTTATAGTTAGTTCCAGTGTTTCTCCAAAGAACAGGAAAGTTCTCAACATCAATATCTTCCCCTTTTGCATTTTTCCCTTTGAAAGATACTGTGCCATAAGTCATCTTATAACACTTAATATTTTTCTGAAGTTCTAGTTCAGCAGGAGTAAGATTTGCTTTTTGAGACTCAGGTAGTTTACCACATCGAGTACCACCTGTCGTATCAATAATATCTTCTTTCCAGTTTCTAAAAATAACAGAACGTGAAGAATACTTCTTTTCAGAAGGATTGTACGCCATGTACTGGTAAGCAGTATAGAATGGTCTAAATTCTACTGACTCACCATAAATGTTCTGTTCCAATTCTGGATGATAAATAAAATAGTGACCTGTCGGTAATCTATTACCTTCATCATCCTCAGCATCTCTATTAATTTGTAAACGAGATAGCATCGGTCTGTTTGTATCAACAGTTTGTCCAATTGCAGCCATAATCTGTGCATCGGACATTTCTTTTACTGATATATCATTAGTCATCATTAATGTGACCTCCTTTATATGTTTGTGGATAAGTTACACGTTTATTTCCGTCATGTCAAGCCAATCATCCCCGATTTTTACTTCAATATCAAGAGGCACATTAAAGTCAATATTATACATTGATTTCATTGTGTTTTTTACACCTCTGGTAGATTGAGATAATATATCGGACATTATTTTCTCTTCACCCGGATAGACATCTACTACTATACTGTCGTGTACAGTGTTGATAAGTAGACTTTTTACCTTTCGTTCCCTCATTAACTCATAAGCATTTAGACAAGCTAAAGGAACAATATCAGCAGTAGCAAATCCTTGAACAGGATAGTTTTTTATTTGGGTAGAATAATTAGAACTACCCCAAGGCATCCTCTTCGCATCAGGAAATGAAAACTGCCTGCCTGTTGGTAAGGTAATCATTTTAGTGGCGATTGCATCATACTCTAATTTATCGTGCCACTCCTTAATCTGTTTATATTTATTTAGGAACTCAGTGTAATATTTTTTTTCATCATCAGTACCGCTGACTCCACCATACAGAGGTTTAAAAGTATGAGCCTTTGCATCTTGTCGAGATACTCCAATGATGTCGGCAGTAAATTGATGAACATCCACACCATCTTCAATATCTTTCATTCCTTGCTTGTCCTGAGCAAGAAAGACTGCAGTTCTAAATTCTAACTGTGCAAAGTCTACTTCCATAATCTTACCGTCTTTAAATCGTGATTTAATAACTTTCCTAATAGGAAAAGTTTTAGCACGTGGCTGATTTTGGAAGTTAGGATTTCTACTGGATAGTCTTCCCGTTGCTGTAGCAGTCTGCATAAACTGAGGATGCAAGATAGAGTTCCAACCTACAAAGTTTTGAATACCGTCAACAAATGTTTTTAAATATGTTTCTATAGCACTGTATCGAGTTACAGTATCAATAAAATCTACTATTCCATTTTTACTATATTTCGCAATAGTCATCAGTGTTACTTTATCAGTTTTAAATCCACCCGTAGAAGTAAACCCTACTAGTTTACTAGCAGTATCTTTACTATCTCTAGAAAAGTTTTCTATAACAGATTTTAAATTAACTTTAAATCCTGCAAGTTCTTTTAATTCATGATAGAGATAACCATCTCCTTCACATTTCTCACACTTGCTTAAATTTTTATAAGGCTTTCCATCTAATTTTATTTTTTGTACTTTACCTTTGCCATAACATTCATTGCATTGTTCAGAACGAGTTTTATGTAAAGGTTTAGTGTACTTTTTCATAATACCATTAAAATCAGATAGAGTTAATTTAGGTCTACGTTTAGCTTTATTAGTATCTTTATTAACACCAATATTTAATAACTCAGCCCATTTCTTTTTATTGGTTACTTTAAATCCGTAAAGCAACCAAGATAACTGCTCTGGGCTACTTGCATCTACTTTAGTATCGCCCATCATGTCCCATATAGTATTATCTATTTGAACCTTCAATAGTTTATGTTCTTTTTCAAACTCTTCTTTCACGTCTAAGAGTTTATCTTTATCAATATAGATACCATTCATTTCCATTTCAGTTAGAACCCTCGTAAACTTATTCATCATTCTAACAGTAGGTGTTAAACTGCTATTAGCTTTTTTACCTAAGTCGGCTGCCTGAGCATTGAATAATTGTCTAGTACAATCCACATCTCTTCTACCATAGAACTCAATATCTTTAGGTGGAATATCTTTAAAAGTCATTCCTTGTGACCTGTAAGTATCAATAATGGATGTAGCTTTTCTGATTAATCCTCTTCTTAAACAACATTCAGCTAAAGATATTTTAGTTTTAACACCACGATATAAAACATATTCACCAATCATGGTATCATAGATACTTCCATTATATTTAAATCCACAAGAATAAATCCAAGATAAATCAAATTTAATATTATGACCTACCAATAAATCAGTCTTGTCTAAAATATCCTGTACTATTTTTTTATTCTTTTTTAAA